GTCCTTGAAGATCCGAGCACCGTCCTCCGGGTCGCGGAGGCACTGCACCAGGAGTTCGGCGCGGCGGTGCATCATCTCGACCTCGATGTCCACCTCCGAGCCCCGACGCTGCTTCATGCGCAGCGCCTGCGACTTGGCACGCCACGCTCCCACCTGCTCGTCGGTGAAGCCCATCACCCGGACAGTGACGCCCCACTCCTCGACGTACACGTCCTTGAACAGGAGGTCGTCCGCGTTGAGGATCGCGTCCTTGAGGCTGGTCATCGGAATGCCCTTCTTCGTGCGTGGAGTGCGTAACTGCGGAGTGCTTACTTCTGATCGATCACGTCGCGGTGAGCGTCGGCTTGCCGGAGACCTTGAAGGTCGCCTCACGCTCCATGCGGTCATCGATCGGGTACGAGTCGCTGAGCGCGGTGATCAGCCCGGAGAACTCCCAGGTGTGTTCGTCGGCCTCACCCGGCAGGACGATGATCTGGTAGTCCCGGAGGGCGTCCTCCTCGAAGTCGTCGTCCAGGGCCTGGTGTGTGGCGTTGCCCGGGTCGTAGTTCAGCGTGAGGGTGATCTCCCCGCCGTCCTTGAGGCCCTTGACGAACTCCCGGTACTGGTCCGGGCTGTCGTGCGCGGTGACCTCGATGGCCTCCCGGGCACGGGACGGGCCGGAGAGGTCGGAGACGTTCGCCACGACGGCGAACACACCCCCACCCGTGGTGTCACGCAGGAACTGCGTACCGAATGCGTCGATGCCAGCCATGTTTCTCCTACTTCCCCAGCCGGAACACGGCGACCGTGATGTCGGCAGCCGAGTCGCTGTATGTGATGGCGGCGCGTCCGGTAGAGCCCCGGAACACGTTGGTCAGCGGGATGATCCCGTAGTTCGCGGTGGTGATCACCAGCGTGGCGTCCGCGATGGCGTGGCCGTCCACAGTGCCAGGTGTCGCGATGGTGATGGTGCGCGTCTCCGAGACGTGGGCGTTCAGCGCCAGCAGGAAATACCCGGCACCCACCTCTGCGGTGTCGCCACCAGACGCAGCGGCGACGAGTTCGTCGTCCAGGTCGGGCGCACCAGTCACGGTGGCAATGTCAACGGTCGTGAGGGCTGCCATGGTTCTCTCCTACTTCTGGGAGGTGAAGATGTCGATGCGGTCGAGTCTACGGCGCACAGTCCGGTCCCCGTCAGCCATCTTGCGCGACTCCACGTGTCGGACCATCCACACGGTCGAGCCCGCGACGAACGGGTCGAGCGTGGCGTGCCCATGGTCAAGCAGCGCGACGATCCGCGCGCCGATCAGGTGGTCCAGGCGGGTCGCCGGAACGTCCACGTCGCCGCGCACGAACGTCTGGATGCGGGCGGTGACCATGCGTCCCGGGTCGTCGTGCGTGCCGTCGGGGATGCTCATGAGGTCCGGGATGACGATGAAGGGGTACTTCCGTGCCGCCATGTCGGGCACCTCGTCCAGGATGCCGGTCACGTACTGCTGGATCTCCGGGTCGGACTGGAACAGGTCCCGCAGACCGTTCTGCACCGGGCCGGAAGGGTCGACGGTCGTCATCGGCGGATCTCCTTCTGGATGACAGCGGCGGCGATCTTGCTCCCATCGCGGCGCATCGCCTGGACGTTGGGGGCAACGAAGGGGTCATCGTCCTCAACGTACTCGGCGTAGTCCACGGTCGGGTCTCCCACCTGCACGGTGGAGCCCTCAGCGCGGACGCTGTCCTCCAGCGCCCCGGTGTCTACCGGGGCGTCAGCGGCGATGTTCCGGGCCAAGATCTCAGCGATTTCCTCGGTGGCCTCTCGCGCCCCGGTCTCGATCTCGGCCTCAAGGCGGGACAGGCCGGTGCGCAGCCCGGACAGGCCCCGCACGTTCGCGCGGGAGGCCATCAGACGGCCCTCGCGCCCGTGCGCTTGCGCCCGTAGGCGTTGATCGCCTGGTCGCGCAGGTCGGCCAGGCCGACACCACGGACCTCGGACTCGCCTTCGCCCTGACCGATGACGCGGGCGTACCCGGTGCGCTCCTGGAGCAGCAGGGCCATGGCCTCCGCGATAGCGAGCGACCGCACCATGGGCGGCACGATGTGCTTCGCGACGGCGACGGTGCTGTGGGACGCCGCAAACGTGCCCAGGACGCCCCGTACGACCGTCAGACGCCTCTGTACCAGCACGGGGGCTGCGAGGCTGTGTGCGGCCAGCGTGGACCCGTCCCAGGCGCGCTTGACGGCCAGGGTGTCGCCGTTGATGTCGATGATGAGCATGCGCTCGGAGTCGATGAGCAGAACCTCGCCGGGGACGAACTCGGTCCCGTCCGTCACGTCGATGGACACGGACGACCCCAGGGCGACGGCGGCGGTGAGTTCAGGCGCGCTCGCCGGGGCCATGAAGCCCTTCTCCGTCACGGTGACGCGCTCGTCCTCGATCAGCAGGAGGTCCCCGACGCCGACCAGCGCCGTGCCGTCCGAGATGTCGATGGTCGTGATCGACGAGTTGATGGCCGTCACGACCGTGCCCGCCGCCGTCGTGTCGTCCGAGTAGCCGAATGTGCCCTCCACGGTGATGGAGCGCTGACCCGCGCTGTTGCGCTCGAACGTCGCGCTGTCGTCCACATCGAGTTCCAGGCGCGTGTACGGCGGCCCGTCGTCGGGCAGCAGGAAGAAGTCACCGGCCGCGATGACCGAGCCGGACGACAGGGTCGTCACAGCGGTCACGTCGTGCCGGTCGAAGTACAGGGTCCACGGGAACGATGTCGTGCCCAGGGGGTCGGGCCAGTCGAACGTCTGGGTGCGGACCTCCGGGTAGAACCTGCGGTGCAGCAGGCCCTCCACCGTGTCCGAGGCGGAAGCGAGCGCCCGGTCGATCTGGTCGTCGGCGCGTGCCGTCTCCACGATGTCCAGCGCCCGCTTCACGTCCTCACGAGAGGCGTACGTCATGCCCTGCCGGTCCTTCACAGCCATGACGGCCTCCTTCTACCAGGTGTCGACGATGTGCCCTACAGGGCAGTGTAGGACGCCACGCACGGCGTCCAGGGGCTCCCCGTGGATCGGGCACGCGACAGGCACCTCAGCGGCGTTCTCGATGGCCTCGTCACGGGCTGCGCGCAGGGTGCCCAGCAGGCCATCCCAACCGCCTACGCCGCCCGCTGCGCCCTCCACCACGTCGGACGCGGAGGAGAACGCTGAGGAGAGTGCCCCGGCCATCAGACAGTCGCCCCGGTGGCGTCGATCCAGTTGGTGCCATCCCAGAAGATCGGGATGCCGAGGTCGGTGTCGAGGTAGCGGAAGGCGGCAGCCACCGTCGTCGGGCGCGCCGCCGTGGTGCCGGTGACGTTGTCCGACCTGGTCCGCGCCACCTGGATGGTGCCCACGGTGGCGCTCACCCTCGTGACGTACCCGACGAAGGACGACGTGACCGACTCAGTGAGCGTGCCAGTGGCCGAGGCGTACACCGAGTCGCCAGCGCTGAACGCGGAGGTGTTCAGGCCCCGCACGAGGCCGAACGTGGTGATCTTGCCGTTGCTGTTGTTCGGGATGTCGTGCGTCGCGACGCCGAGAACCGTGCCGAGCCCGTTGTCGAGGCTGACGTTCGGGTGGTCACCCGTTGCACCCGTGACCCGCACGGCACGTCCGTTCGTGATCGTTGAGCCGGTCGCGTTGCGCACCTCAGCCCACTGCTCATGGCCGATCTGGAGTGTTACGTCCGTCGTGCCGGACATGATCTCCAGCATCCCGTCCGTGTTGTTCCAGTGCAGGTGACCGGCCGTGTGCACGGGGATGTCGGGGTCGGTGTCGAACAGTAGGCCGGGGAGCACGTTCGTGCCCTCCAGGGCCTCCCTGAGCGCCGTCACGATGGCCCGCAGGTCATCCGCACCGATCTGCCCAGTGGTGTTGTCGGGCAGCAGGTCCAGCATCTGCGACAGCGTCAGGTCGGCCATGGGGTATCCCTACTTGTCGTCTACGAGGCTGCGGATCGCGGCCTTGTCCTCGCGGGACTCCTCCGGCACGTCGATGCCGATGAGCGTCGCGTAGGCCAGCCACTTGTCGACCCCAGCCTGCGGTGCGGGCGGGGCCGAGAGCGCGTGAGCACGCGGAGCGGCGTTCTGTGGCTCGGGGCTGTCGCCCTTGGCCTTGACGCCGGACGCAGCGGAGGCCGCGCCCGAGATGGACGCGACCCCCGTACCGGTGATCTTCGGCACGGTCAGACCGCGCTCACGGTCGCACCGAGGGTGATCGGCAGGTAGGTCAGGAACCACTCGATCTCGCCTGCCTCCGTACCGGTCACGTCCAGGACGATGTCGCCCGGACCCAGCACGATCGGAGCCGCGAGGACCGCGCCGTACGCCACGTCGAGTTCCTCCACGAGAGCGCCACCAGCGGTCGCGTTCAGCGTGTAGTTGGTGCCGACCGGGTCGGCGTCGATGAGCAGGAGCGTGGACAGCGCCACGTTCGAGCCGCCGTCGTCAGGATCGAAGTCGATCTCGATGTCCTGCGACCCGCCACCGACTGCGACCGTCACGCGACCGATGAAGGAGGTGATCGCCACCAGCCCGCCGTCAACGGAGAACAGGTCCTGATCGAGTGCGATCGTCGCGGCAGCGCGGCGCACAGGCTGGCCGAGCACCGACTTGGTGAACGCCTCAGCGTTGTTGAGAACAGACATGTCAGCCTCCTATCAGGCCACGATGTTGGACTTGAGGTTCGCGGGCTTCCGCATGACCGCCAGGTCGTGAACGATCGCCGTGCACGTACCGGAGGCGTCCACGGTCACCTGGACCTGGTCGTAGCCGTCCGACAACTGCGACGCCCGCACGGTGAACACGCCCGTGTCGTTCGTGGTGTCGTCACCGAGGTCGGCGGTGTTGTCCGCCGTCGCGGCGAGCGCCGTCCAGGTGCCGCCCACGTCGGGGCCGACGTACAGGTTCGACACGCCGTTCGAGCCCTCGGTGCCGGAGACGGTGAAGACGTTCAGGTCGGCCTCTGACTCGACACCGGTCGAGTCGGTCTGCGTGACGGTCGCGATGGCCGCGCCGGTACCGGCGTCTCCGAACACGAACGTGACGGCACGCGCCTGGGTGAGCGGGATGTTCACGCCGGACGCGGTCTTGATGACGTTGAGGACTGTGCCAAGCCCCTCGATGCTGCGCATGGTGTTGCTCCTTCGGTGACATTTTCACGGCCCAGGGCGTCACTGCTGGGTCCGACGACGGGCCGCCCTCGGTTGAGGGCGGCCCGGTGCTACGTCAGGCGCGTGCGGCCAACTGGACGAACGGCGACAGGGTCGCGCTGTTGTTCTTCGGGGTGAGGGCCGACTCGACCCACGGGCGGCCGTCGTTGCGCTGGATGACGCGGTACGTGGTCTTGTCCGACGTGAACTTCACGTGCGGGCTGGAGTCCACGGTCATCATCTGGCGGTCACCGATGAGGTACATGCCGAAGTCGACGAACGACAGGTCGCCCTTGTCGCCCAGGACACCCGGGGCCTTCTCGGTGAGGATCACCGGGCGGCCCAGGAGGGTCAGGGTCGGGGCACCGACACCGTCCGTCAGCCAGACGGCGGAGCCGCCCGTACCGACCGACAGGGCCATGGTGGCGAGTTCGACGAACACGTCCGGCGAGGCAACCCACACGGCGCGGGCCAGCGAGGACGGGAGCATCCGCGAGTACATCTTGATGACGTTCTCCCAGACGATCGTGTCCGCCGTCTGGCCGCCCTCCTTCGCGACCTCGATGATCGCGCCGTTCGCGGCGGCGAGCGCACCCAGCGGGGCACCCGCACCGTTGCCGGTGAGGAAGTCCACGTCCTCGTAGAACGAGATGGCCTCGGGGAAGATCTCCGAGATGAAGACGCCGAACGCGCCCCAGTCCTTGACGAGTTCGTTGTTCACGTGGCTGAGGGCCGTCTGCTTGGTGGCCTCCAACTTGAGCGAACCGAACGACGCCTCGGACTCGGTGAGTTCCGCGCCCTCCTCCGTGCGGTACACGGTCACGCCGCCGAACACCGAGGACACGCGAGAGGTCTCGTCGATCTTCGGGAAGCGGACGGTGGCCGACGACATCGGGATGACGCGGGCGCGCGGACGGACGATCGAGGAGCCCAGGGAGGCCACGGCGAGTTCGCCACGGAACTCCTCGGGGACCAGGTAGCCGCCCTCGGAGCCCACCGACTCCTGGTAGTCGCGGATCTTCTGGATCTTCTCGACCACGTCGGCCTTGGGGTTGCCGTTGTGCCAGACGGCCTGCATGTACGACGCGAGGTCGGGGAACATGCCGTCCAGGCTGGCACCGACAGCCTTCGGGTTGTACGTCGGGTGGTAGTTGTTCTTGCCGGGGCCGTCGTACGGGTCGAGGTTCAGAACCTTGCCCTTACCGGCGTCCGGGTTGTCCTTGAGGAACTGCGCCATGAC